GCCCCGCCCGAAACGATCGCCGACTGGTTCGCTCCGCACACGTTCACACTCGCCCCGTGAGGATCCCATGGATCGCCGAACGCTCGCCGCCGTCGCTGTCGCCCTGATCGTCGGCTACTGGCTCGCCTCGTCGCATGACATCACGCCGAAGCCTGCCGACCGGCCGGTCGTGCGGTGGATCGCCAGGGCCGCTCGGAGCCTGCTCTGGGTCGCCCTCCTGGCCGAGAAGCCTCCCGAGGAGCCGCAGCCCGACCACCACGTCGCCAGGTCCGCGAACGTCGGAGACGACGGCTATCCGATCATTCACAACGGAAGGGGCTGGTGATGCTCTCCGGAATCTGGAATGCCCTGATCGCCTTCCTGGTCTGGCTCTCTTCGGACCCGAGGTCCGTCGACCTCGAGGCCCCGAAGGCCGCCGCGGCCGTGTCGGCCGCTCGGGCTTCGATGCTCGTCGACGCTCCGGCTCCGCCGTCGCCGACGCCGCAGGACTGCGACTGCGGGAAGACGTGCGTCCGCGGAGTGTGGAAGCCCGACGGGAAGATCGAGCAACGCTGCGGCTGTAAGTGCCCGCGATGTGTCGCGGAGCGTGCGAAGACATGCACGTCGGGGACGTGTCGCTGAACGTCCTACCGTAGAACGCTCCGCGAGATTCTGCCGCGGCGGCCTCTCATATCGTTATGTGCGGTAAGGACACCACACGAACACGAAGGGACTCCCCATGCCGTCGCCACGACTCGCTCGCCTCCAGGACGAAGCCGCCCAGATCGCCACCGAGATCGAGACCCTCCGCTCGGTCGAGCCCTCGAACGACGAGGAGCGGACCCGGATCGAGGAGCGGCTCGCGGGCCTGATCGCGAAGGCCGACATCGTGTCGAAGGACGCCGGCTCGGAGCGTGACCTCGACGAGAAGCTCGCCGGCCTCCGGAAGGTGACCGGCTCGGCCTCGTCTCCGAAGGTTGCCGAGAAGGCTGCCGTCGAAGACTTCCAGGAGCCCGCCGACGTGCGGAGCGGGATCAAGCTCTTCAGCTCGCGGCGTGCTGCCGAGGCCGTCGGCTCGTACCTGAAGGCCCTCTACACGGGCGAGACCCGAGCGATGGGCGAGACCTCAAGCACCTACGACGGGATCGGTGCCGAGTACGTTTACAAGGAGCTGTACGGCGCGATCGTCAACCGGCTCCAGTACGCGTCGGTCGCTCTCCAGCTCGCGACGGTCGTCCGGCCCCGCGGCCAGAAGATCGACTTCCCGAAGGTCGGCGACGCGACCGCGTCGCTCGTGGCCGAAGGGACCGCGACGACCGATCAGGACCTTGTGTCCTCGGTCGGTGCCCTGACCATGTACGAGATGCGTGGCTCGGTCGCGATCTCGCGAAGCCTGATCGAAGACTCGCCGCTCGACGTGGCCGGCCTCGTGGCCGAGCGGTTCGCTCTGGCCTACGCTCAGAAGATGGACTCCCTCTGGCTCGCGGGCCAAGCGTCGAACCCGACGATCGGCGGCCTCGCGGCTGGCGTCGCGGCTGGCAACACGATCACCGTGGCGGCCGGCTCCACGGCGACGAGCCTCGCGAACCTGGCCGACGTGGTGGGTAAGGTCGACGAGGCCGTGATGGGGACCGCCTCGTGGGTCTGCTCGCGTGCTGGCTGGGTCGACCTGATGAAGATCTGGTCCGCTCAACAGACGACCCTGACGGTCGGCGGCGGCCGGGTCGTGCCGACGATCTTCGGCGCTCCGGTCTACCTCGTGAAGGGTCTCCCCTCCACGACGCTCGCCCTCTACGGCGACTTCTCGATGTCGACGGTGATCGGCCTGAAGGACAGCGGCCTCGAGATCGAAGCGGGCCGCGAGATCCTGATGAGGAATCGCCAGGTGCTCTACGTCGCGAACACCCGGTTCGGCGTGAGCAACCACGCTCCGGAGTTCGTGGGTCGCCTCGCGAAGGCCTGACCCTCGACGATGTGATTCTCGGGGGCCGGGGCTGGCAGGGATGCCGGCCCCGGCTCTCTGACTATATGGACCTCCGGAGGCGAGCATGGCGAAGCCCGACACGATCCGCGTCCTCCAGTGGCCTATCGTCGAGCCGGTGACGCTCACCGACGCGAAGGCCCAGGTCTCGCTCGCCCAGGACCAGACTGAACACGATCGGTTCCTCCTGGATAAAATCGCGGCCGCCCGGCGGCTGATCGAGCGGCGGCTCTCGGTTACGCTCGTCGCGACCCAGTATCGGGCGACGTGGCAGACGGGCGGAGACGTGCTCGACCTGCCGGCCCCTCCGGTCCTGATCTCGGCAACCTACCCGATCACCGTCACCGTCGACGGCGTCGCCCTCGCGGCCGGCGACTACGAGGTCGACCAGGACGCATTCCCGGCGACCCTGACGCTCGACACCGCGACGACCTCGAAGGTCGTCGTCGTCTACTGGGGAGGCGTCGCTCCTGGCGGCGTGATCGAGCCCACGATCCGCTCGGCCCTCCTGGCCTACGTCAACCACTCGTTCGAGAATCGTGGCGTCCTGAACACCGAAGGCGGGGGCGAGCTGCCCATGGCGTTCGAGACGCTCCTCGCGGCCAGCTCGTGGAACGGAGGCTGGTAATGGCACGAGCTGCCGGCCGCTACCGCGAAGTCTTCGTCCTGGAGCGGCCCGTCCGCACCAGGAACGCGGCAGGCGGGACCGTCGAGACCTGGGAGGCGGTCGCGACGATCTTCGGCTCCTACGAGGCAACGAGCTACAACGAGCAGGCCCGACGCGGGCAGGTCGGCGGCGGGATCTCGGCCACGGTCTACACGCGTTACCGCTCCGGGCTGGCAGGTGACCAGCGGCTCCGCTGGCTCGCCCGCGGCGACCGGCTGCTCTACATCTCGGCCGTCGTCGAGCAGGGGAACCGCGAGGACCTGGAGCTGACCGTCGAGGAGCAGGTCGCATGATCTCGCTCTCGTGGAATAGTTCGTTCGAGCCGAACAGCTACGACGCGAACCAGCACATCGGCGCGATGATGAACGCCTACCGTGCCCTTCCGAAGCACATCGCGAAGAAGCACCTGAAGGCCGCGATGCGTCGCCTTCTTCGGCCTGCCGTTCCGATCCTTCGGAAGAACACGCCGCCGCTCGGCACGCGTCGCGGTCGCCGCAAGAAGGGCGAGAAGCCTCGGTCCTCCGGAGCCCTCCGTCGTGCCGTGACTGTACGAACAGGGCAGTCGGGGAAGAACGGGGCGTTCGACTCGTTTGTCTTCGGCGTCCTCGGCTACAAGGCGTCATTCGAGAGCCGGAAGGCGATCTGGCTTCAGTTCGGAACGTCTGGAGGCGTGAAGGCCTACCAGATGATGGAGAAGACGCTGGCCGAGTTTGGGCCGGTCGCGGCCTCCAGGCTCGCCGAGGAGATGGCGGTCGGCCTGGAGAAGGCGGCCGCCGAGCTGGGGTCCGGAAAGAATCCTGGTTACGGAGGCTGATCCATGGGCACCCCGCACGTCTGGCTAAAGGAAGCGATCGAGGACGCCACGTCGGCCACGGCCTGGCCGGTCGGGATGACCGGCACCCAGTCGCCTCCCTTCACGATCTACGCCCGCGAGGCGACGGGCCGCGAGCAGGTCCTCGCCGACACGTTCGACGACACTCCGGCCGCCGACCAGGTCAACCCGGTCGCCCGGTTCCTGGTGGCTGTCTACGCCGACGACTACGTCCAGGCCTGGACGCTCGCCGGCCAGATCACCGCGGCGATCCACAAGTACGCCGGCACCGCCGACGGGACGACGGTCGAACACTGCCTGGTTCTCGACGAGCGAGACGGCCAGCCCGACTACCTCGAGGGCCGCGAGACGCCGACCTACACGGTCGAGCTGTCGGTCGAGATCCGCTGGGCCGAGTGAGATTCGCCCCGCTACGACGGCCATAAAATCGACCACGCCCGACACAGGAGCAGACCATGCCGATCTCCACAGTCCCCAGCACCGGCGTCCCGACGATCCCGTCTGGCGCGAAGACCGTCTCGCTGAAGGATGTCGAGGTCGCAACGGCGACGCCGAAGGAAGACGTGACCACGCTCTCCGACGCCGCGAAGGTCTACGCGTCGCCTCCCCTGATCAACACCCAAAAGACCACGGCGACGAAGACCTGCTCGGTCACCGGCAATCTGAAGAGCGACACCACGCTCGCCCTGACCGCGAACAACGTCAACACCGGCTGGATCTGCGAGAGCTACGAGAAGAGCTACGAGGTCGGCAAGTACGCGACCTACTCGGCCGAGTTCTCGTTCTACCCCACCCCGTAGTCAGGAGCCCGGCAAGTGCCCGACCCCACGTTCACCAGTTCCCAAGGGTTCAACGCCTACGGCGTGAGCGGTGCCACGAAGGTCACCGTCAAGGCGACTCGCGGCTCCGACGTGCTGCCGCATCTGGAAAACTCCACGCTCGCCCTGGCCCACGGCTCGGCCCGGACCTACGAGAACGGGCTCCCCGACCTCGGTCAGAACGCGGCCGGCCAGATCGTCACCGTGACGATCGAGGGACTCGGCGCGACGAAGCCGACTGTCGGCTCGACGATCACCGCCGAGGGCCTGACCTGTAAGTGTATGGACTCGACGGGCGACGACTCGTCGGGTGAGCTGAAGAAGTGGACCGCCAACTACTCGAGCGACTACGCGGCTTGACGTAAGGGAGGCCGGTCACGATGCCGACTCCTTCTTCGCAGGGCTCGTCCTGCTCGTTCGCCGGACAGAATCTGGGCCGGATCACTCGCTGGCGAGTCTCTCCTGGCTCTGCCGTGTTTGTCGAGAAGACCAACATTACGAGCGAAGTCGTCGGCTCCGGAGCGAACGCCCGGATCGTGAAAACCTACGACTGTGTCGCGATTGATCCGGGGACGGTCGAGGTCACACTTTACGGATGCCCTCCGTATGTGAATGCCGACATCGGGTTTCGCGCCAGTGTGTCGGTATTCGCGGACGGCGTTTCGCTGACGAAGCCGGCCTACCTCGAGTCGTTCGACGTGACCGGCAGCGTCGGCGAGTTTCTGGTGGGCCAGGCCGTATTCAAACTTACAGGTGAGGGACAATGAGCCTCCTCGACACTACGCCCGATGTCGTGACCATCACGCCGCCCGGAACGATCGACGCCGTCTACCTGCGGTCGCCCACGTTCCGCGAGTGGCATGAGCTGGTCAACGCCCACGGCGACCTGATCAAGCCGGACGGCACGGCCGGCCGGGCCTCGGCTGCCCTGATCGCGAAGACGCTCACGACCTGCGTCTGCGACGTGAACGGCAAGCCCTGCGGCCTCGCGGCCGAGAAGGTCCTCGCGGCGAATCACGCGGTCGTGATGTGGATCTACGACCAGTGCTGGAGGACCGTCCTCCGGAGCGGCGAGCAGGTCGTCCAGGATCACGAAAAAAACTCCGAAGCCGGTCAGGACTGACGGAACGCTTCCTGTACCGGCTGGCAGCACACCTGAAGATCCCAAAGGTCGAGGAATGGAAACACGAGGTAACGATCGACCAGGTCCATCGGTGGATGGCTTACTACCGCGTCGAACCATTCGGGGAGGACTGGCTCCGGACGGCACGCGGGACGCTGTTCACGGCGATGGCATTCGGGGTCAAACCCGACGAAGGATTCGTTGATGTGTTCCTGCCGAACTACGACCCGGAACGAGAAATGACTCAGGACGAGATCGACGCAAAAATCGCCGCCTGGGCGGCGCAGCAAACGAGAGGCTAAGACGTGGCTTCGATCGGAAAAGTATCCGCCGTTTTCACCGCCTCCACGTCCGGCCTGACGGCTGGAGTGAAGGCAGCGTCGTCGTCCTTCCGCTCTCTCC